AGTGGGGGTGGCGTAGATACTATACATGTAGAAACACACAGATCAGTAAAATGAGAGTGTTAACCACATTACATATACACTGGTGTACACACTTCGAGGTATATCACAATTGGTGACAGTATGTTACAATACATCACAAAAGGTGTAACAATGTCGATTAGGGATTGACATGGGGGGTAAGTTGTGTAAAACTATGTATATAGTATATTCGGGTAGGGTCACTTAAGTGATACACGTACAGTGATACATAAACATGTATATATACTAGCTTATAATAATATATAACTATATATACATATTAGTACATACGTACAGTGATAAGCAATTAGATTAAGTATAAGTGATGATTGCCGATAGGCGAGGAAACTTGTACATACATACAGATTAAGTATTGACAATGGCAAAGAAATCAGTAAAACTATATACAGACAATGTTCTTAAAGAGTTTTATAACCATGTATTAAATGGTAACTTAAAGAACTTACATATTCCCCATAGCGATGTATACTATGTAAGGACTGCAGTGGAAGGTCACTACGGTGAGAAGTTTACGTTAGAGCATGTAGAGTGGGCTATGCGTAAAGAAGGATGGACGGATTAACAAATGACTGTTGAATATCGTGGAGAAACATTTAGTGGGTACAATAAACCTAAGCGTACACCTAAGCACCCAAAGAAGTCACACGTAGTATTAGCTAAAGAAGGTACTACGATTAAGATGATACGCTTTGGTGAGCAAGGTGCAAGTACTGCAGGTAAACCTAAGCAGGGTGAATCAGATAAGATGAAAAAGAAACGTGCATCTTTTAAAGCACGACACGGTAAGAACATAGCTCGTGGTAAGTTGAGTGCCGCTTACTGGGCAGATAAAGTTAAGTGGTAATTTAGGAGAAGTATTATGGGTAAAGCAAAAGAGTTACGTAAATTTTTAGGCGGTAAAGTTCCGACGTCTTCAAGAAAACAAAAGAAGATAGATGCCCTACTAGCCGCAAAGGAAAGAAAACTTTTAGAGAAAGCACAAGCGGAGGCTAGGAAGTTAGCTAGGGTTAAACAAAAAGAACAATCCATGGGCGGTACTATTAATACAGAACCACGTAAAGTTGTACTGGATGATAAGGTTACTAAAAAACTTGATGATAAAAAACCACAAGATGATATAGAGCGTGGTAAGGCAGCAGTAGGTAACACTTCAGCCATGCTTACTAAACCCGGCCTTAAACCTTTGTCTCTGGCTGTGTACCGATCTCTACCAACTTCCAAGCGTGTCGCTTTGGGTAGGGAAGCTAAGAAGGCTTATGACGCTGGCACTATAGATAAATCTACATACGAAACTATTATTGACCGCATTGACGCTGCAGAGTTGTCCAAAGTTGGACGTGCTATGGAGCAGGGTAGATCAAACAAAAGAGCTAAGCCAGTGACACTTCCTCCCGCAATGGACTTTAGTAAAGGTGGATCACCCATGAAAGCAAAGATGCCATATGGTAAGAGCTACAACAAAGGTGGCTACGCTAACTGTGGTGCATCTGTGTCAGGTACACAAGGGCGTGGTAAGAAGTAATTGCAACCTATCTCAATAGTGCATAACGGTATTGCATTCTTGTCTGTAGTATGGTATAACTAAGTATGTTATAACTATCTTTGTAAGGTATGGCCTTACACCTACAGGAGATAGAATAATATGTTTAAGAGAATAATAAATAAAATTGTAGCAAGTCGTCAAGCAAGTGCTAACATATGGATACTAAATCATATGTCCGACAGAGAACTACGTGACATAGGAATGAACCGACATGATATCCAAAACAAAGTCAAGAGTAAATGAGGCAGGAAATTATACTAAGCCTACTATGCGGAGGGATTTGTTTAATCGCATTAAACGGGGTAGCTCTGGGGGGCCGGCCAATAAATGGTCTGCACGTAAAGCGCAACTATTGGCAAAAAGATATAAAGCAAATGGAGGAGGATATAAGACATGAAGGGTGTATCACATTATAAAAAAGATGGCACTGAATTTAAAGGCGTAACTCATAAGATGGGTGACGGCTCTTTACATACAGGTAAGACTCACACTAAAACAAGTGTAAAGTTATTTCATTATAAAGATTTAAACAAAACAGCAAAGGCTAAAGTAGATGGCAAAAACAAAAAGTCAAAGAAGCCTTAGTCAATGGACCAAGCAAGACTGGAAAACTAAAAGTGGTAAACCATCTACGCAAGGACCAAATGCTACAGGAGAACGATACCTTCCTAGTAATGCTATTAAGTCGTTGTCGAGTTCCGAGTACAATGCTACTTCAAAAGCTAAGAGAGCCGGAACTAAAGCCGGCAATCAATATGTAGCTCAACCTAAGAAGATTGCAGATAAAGTAAAACGTTTTAGGAAAACTTAATATGACAAAGTTTGAAGATATAGATAAAGATAAAAGCGGCTCAATCGAGAAGAGTGAGTGGGACGCATTGTTGCTTGATGACAAACGTAGACAGATTGACGATGAAGACTCAAAGCGAGATCAACAACGTAAGATGGTTTGGTTTGCACTTGTAGGTATGCTTATCTATCCTTTAACTATTATTATTACAGCTATAGCTGGGTTGACTGAAGCTACAGCAGGATTAACTTCCATAGCTGGTGTGTACTTCATTGCCGTAAGTGCAATCGTAGGTGCATTCTTTGGCTTCACTAATACAAAGAAAAAGGATGAATTTTAATGTTAGGTATTATTAATAGTGTAGCTGGACTAGCTACTGCATTCATTGACGGTAAGACAGTTGTAAAGAAAGCTGAAGCTGAAACAAAGATGAAGATCGCTACAGGCGAGATTGATTGGGACATTGAAGCTATGAAGGCTACACAAAATAGCTGGAAAGACGAATGGATTACTTTACTATTTAGTATTCCTTTAATACTTGCGTTCTGTGGAGAATGGGGTAATCAAATTGTTCAGGCGGGTTTCATAGCTTTAGAAGTTATGCCTGATTGGTATCAATACTCACTAGGTGGGATTGTAAGTGCCAGCATTGGTATGCGTGGCGTAAGTAAATATTTTGGAAAGAAATAGTAACATGACAAAAGATAATGATCCAACATGGTTAAAGTCCATGAAAAAAGAAGCTGATAAGTTAGGTGTACCACTCAAAGACTTACTTGTAATGAAAACAAGAAGTCCTAGAACACCAGCTAATAAGGGTAAGAAAAAAACTGCAACAATGACAGCCTCTAAAGGTGGAATGCCTACGGTTAAAAAGAAACCTAAAACTATGATGAACTATGGTGGCATGGCTAAGAAAAAGAAATACTAGTAGGGTTTATTATGAAAGAAAACTTTAGTAAATGTTTAAAGATGTTGCTGGCTCACGAAGGGGGATTTGTAAATCATCCAGATGATCCCGGAGGTATCACAAATTTGGGAGTCACTAAAAAGGTGTACGACGAGTGGATTGGTCGTGAGTCTACTGAACAAGAGATGCGTGACTTAACACCCGAAGATGTAGCTCCGATATACAAGAAGAACTACTGGGATCGAGTTAAAGGAGATTCACTTCCTTCTGGTTTGGACTGGGCCTGTCTGGACTGGGCTGTAAATTCTGGATCGGGTAGACCTGCAAAAGCTGTGCAACGCGCAGTTGGGGCTACAGCAGACGGGGCTATTGGTCCTAATACGCTACAGCTTATAGCTGAAAAGGATGCTAAGTACATTATTGATTATGTGTATTCAGTACGTCAAGGTTTTTACGAAGGACTTAATACGTATAAAACTTTTGGACGTGGCTGGACTCGACGTAACAAAGAGACACTTGAGCAAGCTTTGCATATGATAGAGGAATAATATGGCACGTGAGTTAACAGACCGCCAGAAGAAATTCTTAGCTGTCCTTATGGACGAAGCAGGTGGAGACATAGCTACCGCTAAGAGTATGGCAGGTTACTCTGCTAATACTACAAACACTGAAATTACTAACAGCCTTAAAGATGAGATACTAGACGTAACTCATAGCTACTTAGCACGTAATGTACCTAAAGCTGCAATGGCTATGGTAGGTGCATTGTACGATCCTACTGAGTTAGGCATTCGTGATAAGATGGCGGCAGCTAAAGAACTACTAGATCGTACTGGTTTAGTTAAAACTGAGAAAGTTCAAGTTGAAGCTAAGGGTGGCGTAATGCTTATGCCAGCTAAAGAAGTACAGGAAGAGGAAGAGTAATGACAAAAAGATTTGGGCACACAGACTATCGTAATCTTAATAAAATAAAAACTATTAAAATTAAACCTATAAAGCCGGGGCTTCCTATTAGACGTGAACGGATTCCCGGTCTTGAGCGAGATAAGGATGGTAACATCACGGATAGAGATGGAACATAGTATAGGAATAGAATGACTAAGACACTAGGTACATGGAAGTTACCACAACCAACAGACATTAAAGAAGATAACCTATGGGTATCAATACCACGTGTAGCAAGAACTATTCCATTTGGGTACGAAATAAATCCAGAAGATAACGGAATCCTCTTGCCAATTAGTAATCAACTTGATATGCTTGAGCAAGCGAAGAAATACATAAAACAGTATTCGTATCGAGAAGTAGCTAACTGGCTTTCAAGAAATACAGGTAGAACTATATCTCACGTAGGATTAAAGAAACGGTTGGATAATGAGCGACAAAGAAAAAACAAAGCTGGAAGCCTTCGCAGATGGGCAGACTATGCAAAAAAGGCAATCGCCAAAGCGGAAGAAATCGAAAACTCAAGGATCGGTGCAAAAGAAATCCAAGGCAAAGAAACAGCAGCCTAGTCCAGAAGTTATACTGGAAGAGTTTACTGATATGGTTGAAGAAGACCATAACATAATATTTAAACCTAACGTCGGGCCACAAACAGACTTCCTTGCAGCAAGTGATCGTGAGGTGCTCTATGGAGGCTCAGCAGGGGGTGGTAAGTCTTACGCTATGTTAGCTGACCCTTTGAGGTACATGGGCAACCCAGCCTTCGCAGGAGTCCTCTTACGACATACTACGGAAGAACTAAGAGAACTTATAACTAAGTCACAAGAAATGTACCCTAAGATTTGGCCGGGAATTAAATGGTCAGAACGTAAGATGACATGGACTGCACCATCTGGTGCTACACTGTGGTTGAGTTACCTAGACAAAGACCAAGACGTTACAAGATACCAAGGTTTAGCATTTAGTTGGATTGGGTTTGATGAGCTTACACAGTGGGCTACACCTTTTGCTTGGAACTATATGAGAAGTCGATTAAGATCGGCAGACCCTGACCTTCCTCTTTGTATGAGAGCTACTACAAACCCCGGCGGTAGAGGGCATCACTGGGTTAAGAAAATGTTTATTGACCCTGCACCGGCAGGTAAGTCTTTCATAGCTACAGACATAGATACTAAAGAAGAATTAAAATACCCAGCGGGACACGCCAAAGCAGGTAAGCCATTATTTAAACGTAAGTTTATACCTGCTCGTCTATCTGATAATCCCTACCTAGCTGAACAAGGTGACTATGAAGCAATGCTTCTATCACTACCTGAGCAACAGCGCAAGAGATTACTTGAAGGTGATTGGGATGTACAAGAAGGTGCAGCCTTTACTGAGTTTGATAGAGGCGTACATGTAATTGAACCATTCTTAATACCTTCTAACTGGACTAAGTTTAGAGCGTGTGACTATGGATACGGAAGTTGGTCAGGTGTAGTATGGATTGCAGTAAGTCCAAGCGAGCAGTTAATTGTATACAGAGAGTTATACGTAACTAAAGTACTTGCAACTGACTTAGCGGACATGGTACTAGAAGCCGAAGTAGGCGACGGTGCAATTAGATACGGTGTACTTGATAGTTCTTTGTGGCACAAACGCGGTGACACTGGACCTTCACTGGCAGAGCAGATGGTACAGAAGGGATGTCGATGGCGTCCTTCAGATAGATCAAAGGGTTCTCGTGTAGCAGGTAAGAACGAAATACACAGACGGTTACAAGTAGATGAATACACAGAAAAACCAAGGCTTGTATTCTTTAATACTTGCACAAACATAATAGCACAGCTACCGGCACTACCAATAGATAAAAGAAACCCAGAAGATATTGATACACACGCAGAAGACCACTTGTATGATGCGCTAAGATATGGTATCATGTCAAGACCAAGATTTAGTGTATTTGACTTTAATACAACTAACGGACCTACGAATAGTATGCGTATAGCAGATACTACATTTGGATATTAAGGAAAATTAAATGGCAGAAGAAAACGAAGGCTTTATTGAAGATGACGCTATTGCTCTAGAAGATAGTGACAACTCAGTAGTGGATGATGCAGATGCTTCTAAAATTATTCCTTTCATTATGGAAAAGTATAATCGCGCAGATGATTACCGTCAACAAGATGAAGATCGTTGGTTAAAAGCTTACCGTAACTATCGTGGATTGTATAGTCCAGAAGTACAGTTTACAGAAGCTGAGAAGTCTAGAGTCTTTATTAAAGTAACTAAGACTAAAACATTAGCGGCCTATGGTCAAATTGTAGATGTATTATTTGCGGCACAAAAGTTTCCTTTAACTGTAGACCCTACTGAACTTCCAGAGGGTGTAGTTGCAGATGTACACTTTGATCCTAAAGAACCAGAGCAACTACGTGAGTCTGCTTTAGATGAAGTAGTAAGTCCTTACGGTTTTGCGGGTGATGGTAAAGACTTACCTGCCGGTGCAACTGAAAAGACATTAGCAGATAGTCTAGGACCACTTAAAGATAAATTTGAGGACATCGAAGGTGTTCGTCAAGGTGTAGGTAAAACACCTACTTCAGTTACCTTTAGTCCTGCAATGATTGCAGCTAAGATGATGCAAAAGAAAATACATGACCAGTTAGATGAATCAAGTGCAAGTAAACATCTTCGTAGCACTGCCTTTGAGATGGCACTGTTTGGTACTGGTGTAATGAAAGGTCCATTTGCTGTAGATAAAGAGTATCCTAATTGGGATGATGACGGTGAGTATTCACCTACTATTAAAACTGTTCCACAGGTATCTCATGTATCTGTATGGAACTTCTATCCTGATCCAGATGCTAATAATATGGATGAAGCACAGTTTGTAATAGAACGACACAAGATGTCTCGCACACAGTTAAGAGCTTTAAAGCGTCGCCCATTCTTTCGTTCTAACGTTATTGATGATGCTATCCAGCTTGGGGAAAATTATAATAAAGAACACTGGGAAGATGATCTATCTGATTATGCACCAGAGCATGGCATTGAACGCTTTGAAGTACTAGAGTACTGGGGCATGGTAGATGTCGAGATGCTTATAGAACAGGGCGTAGAGATACCAAAAGAACTAGAGACTGTAGATGAGTTACAAGCTAACGTATGGATTTGTAATGGTAAGTTACTTCGTATGGTTATGAATCCTTTCAAGCCTGCGCGTATTCCTTACATGGCTGCACCATATGAACTTAATCCTTACAGCTTTTTTGGTGTAGGTATTGCTGAGAATATGGACGATACACAAACTTTGATGAACGGGTTTATGCGTATGGCTGTAGATAATGCTGTACTGTCAGGTAACTTGATCTTAGAGGTAGATGAAACTAACTTAGTTCCCGGACAAGATATGTCTGTGTACCCCGGAAAAGTGTTTCGGAGACAGGGGGGTGCACCCGGACAGGCCATCTTCGGCACAAAGTTTCCTAATGTGTCTCAAGAGAATTTACAACTGTTTGACAAAGCACGAGTACTTGCAGATGAATCAACTGGCTTTCCATCTTTTGCTCACGGGCAAACAGGCGTGTCAGGTGTAGGACGTACAGCTTCAGGTATAAGTATGCTAATGGGTGCGGCACAAGGTGGCGTTAAGAACGTAATTAAGAATGTAGACGATTACTTGTTACGCCCACTAGGTGAGGGTCTATTCAGATTTAACATGCAGTTTGATTATGATCCAATGATTAAAGGTGACTTAGAAGTTAAGGCTCGTGGTACAGAAAGCTTAATGGCTAATGAGGTACGTAGTCAAAGACTAATGCAGTTTATGCAAATTGCTTCTAGCCCTACACTTGCACCCTTTGCAAAATTCCAATACATTATACGGGAGATTGCAACATCTCTAGAACTAGACCCTGACAAAGTAACTAACAACATGAATGAAGCCGCAATTCAAGCTGAACTTATGAAGGGTTTCCAACAACCCGCACCAGAGCAAGGAGCACCGGCAGGTGCAGACGCAATGGACCCATCAGGAGCCGGAGGTGGTAACATAGGCACAGGTCAAGTACCACTACCGCAAGAACAAGGATTTAGTGGTAATGAACAACAAGGAGCACCTCAACAAGCTCAAGGGGCTGGTCAACAACCACCAGCAGTGGGACCAGTTTAGTGAATATTTAGATGAACTTATATCACAACAACATCGTGCTATGGAACAGACTGACAATGATAATATTATATATAGAGCGCAAGGTGCTATCTTTCAACTACGTAGATTGAAGTTATTACGTGATGAAGTATTAAAGGCTAACTAAAGGAAATAACTGATGATGAATCGACAAATGGAAATGTTTAATGATGGTGGCCTCAAAGATGAAGGTGGCATGATAGACGAAGAATCTGGAAATAGTGTACCAATTGGTGGCACTAGAGAAGGTGTTCGTGATGACATTCCCGCTAACATAAGCGAGGGTGAATTTATATTTCCTGCAGATGTCGTAAGGTATCATGGTTTAGATAAGATGATGGCACTACGTCAAGAAGCTAAGATAGGCTTAAAGAAGATGGAAGCTATGGGTCAGATGGGTAATAATGACGAAGCTACTATGCCAGATGATATGCCGTTTGAAATGGCAGACCTTATGATTATAGGTGATGACGGTGAAGACGTACAAGATTTTGCCGTAGGTGGTATTGCAATGCAACCATCTGGTGTAACTAGAACCTTGCCTACAAGTGCATCGACTGACCGTTCTGTAAATACTTCTTCTACTCGTCCTCTTACACCTGTACAACCTATACCACCTCAAGACAGACCATTGGCAACATTTAAAGATTTAATGGGCGATAAGTATATGGAAATGCGTGAGTATCGTAATGCCGCTGGTAGCGTTCTTATGATTCCTTTCATAAATGGTGTACCGTCCTTGCCTATTCCTGTAGGATATGATTTATACAATTCAGACGACACGGCTACACCACCGGATGCTACACCCGTTCCTCCAGTTGTTGAGGATATTATTGCTGACACTAGAGAAGAAGGTGGTGTTAGAGAAGATAGAATGAACCAAGACCCACCACCACCTACAGAAGCTGAATTTGACGCTATGACAGCGGCAGAGTATACTAGTTACATGAATACTACAGTAGGTTTTAGTCGTACTTTTGCTAAGGGAGTGATGGGATTGTTTGGACCCGTAGTAGGGTATGCTGGCGCGGCCCTTATGGAAGCAGACGATAGAAAAAATGTTGCCCGTTTAGATAAGTACATAACGTCAGGTAAATTTTCTAAAGTAGAGCAACAGAGTTTATTAGACATTAGAGCAAAAGTTGTAGAACAATCTGGTGGTCTATTAGCTGGTGTAGTAGATAAATTTACTAGCAAGTTTGGTGTTGCCCCAGAGTTAACAAAACAAATTATAGACGTTGACGCTAGACTAAAAAAGGCAAAAAATGCTGTAGCTGTTAATGAAGAGGGTACGGTTGTAGTATCCCCAGAGGTAAATCCTAGTTTTAGTGATGCTAGAGAGGCTAGTCTTTCACAAATACCTAGTACTTCATCAATTGATCCTAGAAGAGAAGCTAGTCTTTCACAAATACCTAGTGCTTCATCAATTGATCCTAGAAGAGAAGCTAGTTTTTCACAAACACCCACTTCTACAATTAACATGGAAAGAGATTTAGGTGCACCTGCAACTGCACCCTTACCAAACTTACCAAACCGAACGTTTAGGGACATGTCTCCTACGGCAGTACAGACTCGCGATAGTTTTTACGGGACAGATCAAAATACCCCTATGCCTATAAATACTTCTACCTATACAGCACCATCATCTATGAACCTTCCTCCTATAGTAAATCGTGAAGACCCAGAGATTGGTAAATCTGTTGTAACATTAGATACTCCTGTAGTTCGTGCTCCACCTTTAGACAACACTCCCCCTGCAGATTATACAACCCCTACTGGTGTATTACCTTTTATGCAACCTGTAGTAAATGAAAGAATTACTGCACTTAATACATTACAAGACCCTACAATAGGCACAAATGATAACTATCCAAAATTTAGTTTTGAACCAGATGAAAGCGGTGTATACCGTGCAGTAGGTAGTTATCCAGAATATAACAATGCTGGTGATCCTGTTTTAGGTTTAGGGCTACCACAAAATAGAGACGCAGGTATAGTAAACCCAACCGAACAAAAGCAAGTGACAGCTTTACCTACTGAAAATAGAGATGTATCGCAGTACACTGCACCAAAATCTATGACAACCCCTGCCGTTGATCCTAGAAAAGCTACTGACGGTTATGGTAGAGATATTGCACCTGTCAATGTTGATCCTAGAAAAGCTACTGACGGTTATGGTAGAGATATTGCACCTGTCAATGTTGATCCTAGAAAAGCTACTGACGGTTATGGTAGAGATATTTTACCATCGCCAATTAGCATGGAAAGAGATTTAGTAGGTGCGGCTACTACTTCATCAACTAAATTAAATAGCGATGTAATTACAGACGTTACGGAAAATGCCATTAGTGATATTACTAAGACACCCTTAGTAAAAAAACGTGAACCTGTAAAAACATATAAGGCGGGGCAGTCTACTATGAGTACTGCATGGAATAATTTACCTGATGCTAATTTAGGTATAGCAATGCGAGCCCATAAAACGGCAGGCAAGCAGGGTGGTACAACAGTAGATAACTATGTAGTAGGACAAGTTTCCGACGGTACTTCAACAGGAATTTTGTCAGACAAAGATGGTTTTGCAATTAGATCATCTACAGGTAGAAATGTATTTGTAGATGAGAAGGGTGCATACCATAAACCTACTCTTGCTGAAACTATTAGGAATGGTCTTAATTATAGACAACGTGAAGTTGGTGAGTATGATCGTAATGCAATTAGTATTGCTAGTACAAATAGAAAAACTACAGTTACACCAGAAAGGAAAGGTGAATTATCTAAAAGTGCAAAAGCTTTACTTGGAACGGACGCAAGTGGTGGTGATCCAAACATGGCAGGTGCAACATGGACAAATCAACCGGGAACTAATGTATTAACACGTACCTTTGATCGTGATAATGAACGAGATGATAATGAAGGTACAACTTTTGCCCCTTCTATATCAAAAGAATTTAACGCTACCTATGCC